CCGACCAAGAGGTTCAATTCCTGGTTGAAATGCTTGAAGGTCAACGGGATCAGGCGGTGGCCCAGGCTGCCGCCTTATTCCGTGCCAACAAGGAATTGGAAGCCAAGATAAAAGAAGCCCAAGAGATTGCCGAAAACAAGGCAAAAGACCAGGAATGTGGCGAAGATGCCATCAAGCCTGGATGCAACGATTAACTGCAAGGAAAGACCAATGAACATCGAACAAATGAAAGCCCGCGTGGCCGAACTGCAACAGACTGCCAAACAGCACGAAGCCGTTTTGCTGCAAATCAGCGGCGCGATCCAGGAATACACGATGGTGATTGCCAACGAAGAATCCAAAGCCAAAGGGGAACAAGATGCCGCTAATCCGGTCGATGGCGCAGAAGGCGTTTAAGCAAAACATCAAAACGGAAGTGAAGGCTGGTAAGCCCGTCAAACAGGCCGTGGCCATTGCTTATTCTGAAGCCCGCGAAGCCAAAAAGGCAGCGGAAAAGAAACCAAAGAAAAAATGACCGAAGCAACGACACCCAAGAAACGAAAGCCCAAGGCAGCCGCCAAGGGTGTTGTTGCGCCCGTCAAACGTCCAGTTGGTCGCCCCACGGTGTACCGTGACGAATTCGTGGACATGATGATCGAATTTTTCAGCCAGGCGCCCACCAGGGAAGTGACCAACCGCGACGCCAAGGGCAACGAATCCACGCAAACCCTACCTGGGGTTTTCCCTACGCTGGCGCGATTTGCCACGAACATTGGGGTGACGAAACACACCCTTCATGATTGGGCAACAGCCAAGAATCCCGAAACTGGCGAACTAAAGCACCCCGAATTTTCCGACGCCTATAAAAAGGCCAAAGATTTACAGGAAGCAAACCTGGTCGAAGGCACGATAGCGGGCGCTTACAACAGCACGTTCGCCATCTTTACGGCTAAGAATGTCCTGGGCTGGCGCGACAAGATCGAACAGGAAATCACCGGTAAGGACGGCGCCGCCTTTGCTGGCATCCAAGTGACATTTGTGACGCCCGATGGAACAAACCCCGACAATTGAAAACGCCATTGCAAAGGCCGAATTTCCGGTCAAATTGCAAGGACTGTTCAAAAAGGCCCGCTATAAAGTTTGCCTGGGCGGCCGCGGCGGTGCAAAATCCTGGGGAATCGCCCGCGCCTTGTTGATCCTGGGGGCCAAAAGCCCAATGCGGATTTTGTGTGCGCGGGAATTCCAGGCCAGCATCAAGGATTCCGTCCACAAACTGTTATGCGACCAAATCGAGGCCCTGGGCTTGCTGCCCTTTTACGAGATTACGCAAACGTCGATCCGTGGCTTCAACGGTACGGAATTCGCATTCATCGGCCTGAAGAACAATCCGACCAACATCAAGTCATTCGAAGGTGTGGATATTTGTTGGGTGGAGGAAGCCCAAACCGTCAGCCGGTTGTCCTGGAACGTGTTGATCCCGACGATCCGCAAACAGGGCAGCGAGATATGGATTTCGTTCAACCCTGACCTGGAAACCGACGAAACTTACCAGCGGTTCGTTGCCAAGCCCCCGCGGGATTGCATCATCATGCGGATCAATTGGTCGGATAACCCCTGGTTTCCTGAAACGTTGCGCCTGGAAAAAGACGCATTGAAGGAACGCGACCTGGCCGCATACAACCAGGTTTGGGAAGGTATGTGCCGCCGGTCGGTCGATGGCGCCGTGTTTGGCAATGAAATGCAACTGGCCGAAAATAATGGCCGCCTGACTTCCGTGCCCTATGATCCAACCAAACCCGTTCACGCTGTTTGCGACCTGGGTTGGTCGGACGCAACCGCCTGGTGGTTCGTTCAATTCATCGGCATGGAAACCAGGTTGATCCGATACTTTGAAGGCAGCCAGCGCACGATGACTTCGTACCTGGCACAACTTCAGACATTCGGCTACGTGTACGACACCATTTGGCTGCCGCACGATGCCGAAAACAAAACGCTGGCCGCAGCCGGTCGCACGATTGAAGACATTGTGCGAAGCGCGGGATACAAAACCAGCATCATGCCGCGGGTTCCGGTGGTTGATTCGATCAACGCGGCCCGCACCATTTTTCCCAACCTTTGGTTCGACCGCGAGAATTGCGCCGATGGCCTGAACTGCCTTCGCCATTACCGTTACGAAGTCGATCCATCGACAGGCCAATTCAGCAAGTCACCGGTACACGACCAGTATTCGCACGGCGCCGACGCATTCCGATACATCGCATTGATGATTAAAGAGCCGACGCAACGCAGAAAACAAAGGGTTGTTGCCGAAGGCGCTGGTTGGATGGGATAATTTTAGAAAATAAGGGGCGAATATGTCAGATTACCAAGACCAATCCGAAGACCCACGCATCCAGGACGCGATTAAATTCTTGCGCCTGGTGGGTGAAGCCGATTCAATGAACCGTTCATCGGCCCTTCAGGATTTGAAATTCGCCGCGGGCGATCAATGGCCGGTTGAGATTCAAAACAGCCGCAACATCGAAGCCCGCCCGTGCCTGACGATCAACAAGATCGACGCATATTGCCGCCAGGTCGAGAATCAGCAGCGCCAGCAGCGCCCCCGGATCAAGGTTCACCCCGTCAACAACGAAGGCGATTTGAAGGTCGCCCAAGTGATCGAAGGCATCACCCGACACATTGAAGTCAACAGCAACGCCGACACCGCTTACGACACCGCATTTTCGTATGCCGTGCGAATGGGTTGGGGTTACTGGCGCGTGGTGACAGATTACGTGCGCGAAGATTCGTTCGAACAGGAAATTTTCATCGAGCCAATCGACGATCCGTTTTCCGTTTACTTTGACCCAAACAGCGTGTCGCCCGATGGTTCCGACGCTGAAAAATGCCTGGTGACCAGCGTTATTCCGAAACACGTATTCCGTCAAATGTACCCAGGCGCCGACGATGGCGTGGGATTCCAGCCCCGTGCGACCGGTGACAGCACCGCGGAATGGGTGACAAAGGAAGACATACGCATCGCGGAATATTTTTACATCGACCGTTCGAAACATGACCTGGTGATGTTGTCCGACGGCACGAAGGAATGGGCCGACAAACTGCCGCCCAAAGAAGTGCTGGCGGATGCTGGCGTGGTCGAGATCGACCGCCGTCCTTCGTACCGTAAAACGGTGAAGTGGTGCAAGATGACGGCCATGCAAATCCTGGAAGAAAAGGAATGGGCTGGCCGTTACATTCCAATCATTCCATGCTACGGCGCTCAGGTGACCATCGAAGGCAAGCGCAAAAAATACGGCTTGGTTCGCAATGCCAAAGACCCGCAGCGAATGTTCAACTTTTGGCGCACCAGCCTGACCGAATCCATCGCCCTGGCGCCAAAAGCCAAATGGGTGATGGCCGAAGGCCAGGACGAAGGCCACGAAAACGATTGGGCGCTGGCCAACATCAAGTCGATGCCGGTGTTGCGTTACAAACAAACAGACATTGAAGGCCGCGTCGCGCCGCCGCCCCAACGTTTGCAGCCTGAACCGCCACCAACTGGCATCATGGAAGCGGCCAGCGAAATTGGCCAGGACTTGCAAACCGTGTTGGGCATTTTTGATCCAGCGCAGCAATTGATGGGCAACGTGTCGGGCAAAGCCTTGCAAGGCCAGCAACAGCAAGTGGATATGTCGAACTTCCACTTTTACGACAACATGACGCGTTCGATTAAGCACACCGGCAAAATCATCCTGGACTTGATCCCCAAGATTTACGACACCAAACGCGTGTTGCGAATCATTGGCGTGGATGGCAAACCCGACATGGTGACGCTAAACGACCTTCAGGCCACCGGCGAAGTGCTGAACAACGTCACCGTGGGCGAATACGACGTGGTGATGGACACCGGCCCAGGCTACAACAGCAAGCGCATGGAAGCCGTGGAAGCCATGATGCCAATGATGGCCCAAAACGAGATTTTCCAGGTCGCGGGCGACCTACTGTTCCGCAACATGGATTTCCCTGGCGCCGACGTGATCGCCGACCGCCTGGCAGCCATGAACCCGCTGGCGCAGATCGACGAGAAGATCGACATTCCACCAGCCATCCAAATGAAGTTGATGCAATTGCAGAAGATGGTTCAAGACCAGCAACAGCAAATGCAAATGATGGGCCTGGACATAAAATATGGCATGACCAAAGAAGGTGTGCGTCAGGAAGGCGAAACCCGACGCGAACTTATCAAGTGCATTGCCAGGGCGCACAACACCGAAACAATCGCCGAAGTCAAGGTCAACGACCAAAACACCAGGTCGATCACCAGCCAAAACAAAACGGAAATCGAAGCGATTGTCAAACTGTTGTTGGCCAATATGTCGCCAGGTGACCTGGTGCAAAAAATTGACCAAATGAACGCTGAACAATACGCGTTTTCCGAAGTGGCGGCCCAGGACATTCACCAGGGTTCAAGCCCGTTTATCGGTCAAATGGATATGGCGTCGGGCCTTCCTGGCCAAGCGCCGCAAATGCCGCAGCAGCAACCCCAAATGGCGCCTGAAATGCAGCCGCCGATGGGAATGCCACAATAGTTGACAATGAGATTGATTCCGGTTAACAATTAACCAAACCTACCAATGGGTTTTCATTGGGTTGATTCGTAGGGATACGTATGTCCGAAGTGCAAGAACGTGTCGCCAGTAACCTGGTGACAAGTGACAATTTAGCGGAATTCACCGCCCGTAAACTTGGATTAGTTGACGCGCAGCCTGAAGCCACCGAGGCGCCAGCAAACGACGGGGAAACCCAGGTTGCTGACGAGCCGGAAAACCAGGCCGATCAGAGTGATTCAGACGGGGAAGGGAATGAGGCGACCGTAGAAGACGATCAAAAGGAACGCAAGGCGAACCCGAAGATCGAAAGGCGCTTTTCAGAGATTACCAAGCAACGCGAAGCCGCACGGGCCGAAGCCCAAAGGGAACGTGAAGCAAGGGAATCATTGGAAGCCAGGCTGAAGGAACTGGAAACCAAAGCGAACCCCCAGGCGAAAGCCCAGGAAGATTTTGGCCCCGAACCCAAGCCTGAAGAATTCAA